CTGGCATTGAAGGTGATTTAGGAATGGCTACTGATTTAACAGCGCCTGAAGGGATTGAAGGAGATATGCCACCATTAGATGGTAGTGGTACTAGTGCAGTTCCACCAGTTGCTAGTGCACCTGCTACGCCACCTGCATAAATACACTATGATTTTAAGAGAACTTTTTTATATAGATCCAGATACCAAGAATGTCGCAAATGATTTGCGATATAGTCCAGAACGTGATGAATCAGGTATGCATCGTAGTACTACTAGAAAGACCCGATTAACATTGGGTCAACTGAATCAATTACGTAAAGCAAGTGAAGCGCATATATTAGAGCAGGAAAATGAATTGTCATTTATTCATACTATGTATGCAACACCTGTTTCACCACCTGGTTAGTAGTTATCAATAATATAAAAAAACAAAAACTCGTGTTTTTACACTATAACTACGCACTTTTTGATAAGTAGTGTAAATATAATACAGTATTTAAAATATCACAGGAGATTATAATGACTGATAGAGCACAATTTGAAGCTATGCTTGAAGCGTTGATTAATGAAGATCAAGACGCTGCGAAAGAAATTTTCCACAATATTGTTGTTGGTAAATCACGCGAGATTTACGAAGAATTATTGGAATCTGATTTCGGCCCTAAAGAGGAAGAAGAGGAAGAAGAGGAAGAAGAAGAAGAATCAGATGACGAAAATCCTTTCGACGATGAATCTGATGATGAAGAATCAGATGACGAAACAGATGAAAACCCTTTTGATGATGAAGAAAGCGATGACGAAGAATCAGAAGAAGAAGGCGATGTTGAAGATCGTATTTTAGATTTAGAAGACGCATTCGATGAATTAAGAGCTGAATTCGACAAATTGTTAGCAGACGAAAAAGGTGAACCAGAACACGATGATATGTTCGGTGGCGAAACTGAAGAAGAACCATTCGGTGATGAAGAAGAATTCGACCTAGATGATGAAGGTGAAGAACCAAAACAAGTTCATATTACACACGAATTTGTTGATTCATCTAATGACTATGAAGAAGACACCGAATTCGAAAATTTTATGGAATATGTAAACAAAGTTGCATTACCAAAACACGGTGATAACGGTGTAAACACAAGAAGTGCAGTAGCTAAACCAAACAGAATGGGCGGTACTTCAGCTAATATTTTACGTGCTGATACATCTACTACTGGTGGTACAAAAGGCGGTTTATTAAAACCAACTACACAATCATTAGATGGTGGCAACGTTAACAAACCAGGTAATGCTAAAGCACCTAAATTACAACCAGTTGGTAAAGGCCACGGTGCTGAAAAGAAAAGCACCGGTGATAATGGTGCCAACAAAAAGAGTATCGTAGGCGGTAAAGGTAAATAAATGATAGTTCTTCGGGGTATTTTATCCTGTGATTTCGACTTTCAGTCATACCTCGAAGAATATATTGGTAAATAAAGGAATACCATTAAAGGATTAAATAATGAAATTATTATTGCAAGAAACAATCGCCCCGAATATGACTCAAAGTATTTTGGAATCAAAAGATGAAAGTAATATTCACGGCAATGTAGAAAAAACTTTGTATATGAGTGGAATTTGTATCCAAGGTGGTATTCGTAATGCAAACCAACGTGTTTACCCAGTCTCAGAAATTTCAAAAGCAGTAAAAACCTTGAATGACCAAATTCAAAATGGTTATTCAGTCTGCGGTGAAGTAGATCACCCAGATGATTTAAAAATAAATTTAGACCGAGTCTCACATATGATAACTAATATGTGGATGGATGGTCCAAATGGATATGGCAAATTAAAAATATTACCAACCCCAATGGGACAACTAATTAAAACTATGCTCGAAAGCGGCGTTAAATTGGGCGTTTCATCAAGAGGCTCAGGTAATGTCAGTAATGATGGTTCAAATGAAGTTTCAGATTTTGAAATCATTACAGTAGATATGGTAGCACAGCCATCCGCACCGGGTGCTTATCCAACACCAATCTATGAACATTTAATGAATAGCAGGGGTGGATACAATGCGTTTAAAGTGGCACAAGAAGTACAAGGTGATCCACGTGCGCAAAAATATCTCAAAGAGAGCTTATTAGGCATAATAAGTACACTCAAATAACAGGAGAATCAAACAATGATAAATGCACTAAACCAGTTATTTGAAAACGCCGTTATTTCTAGTGAGATCAAAGAATCAATTGAACAAGCTTGGGAACGTAAAATTTTAGAAAACCGTGAACAAGTTTCAACTCAATTACGCGAAGAATTCGCACAAAAATACGAACACGATAAATCAGTAATGGTTGAGGCAGTCGATAAAATGATCTCTGACCAACTAGCTACTGAATTAAACGAATTTGCAGAAGACCGTAGACAACTTTCAGAAATGAAAATTAAATACGCTAAAAAAATCTCAGAAAGCGCTGGCATTATGAAAACATTCGTAACCCGTCAACTCGCTGCTGAAGTTAGTGAATTACACGAAAATCAAATGCAAATGGTAAATAAGTTCGGCGTATTAGAAAACTTCGTTGTAGAAGCTTTGGCTCAAGAAATTACAGAGTTTTATAAAGACAAACAAGATTTAGCTGAAACTAAAGTCAAGCTACTTCGTGAAGGTCGCTCAGAAATCAAAAAAGTAAAAGAACAATTCGTTCAACGTGCCGCTACTATGGTCGAAAGTGTTGTTAATAAAGGTCTAAAAACCGAAATTAAATCACTTAAAGAAGACATCGATGCAGCTCGTAAACAAGAGTTCGGTCGTAAATTATTCGAAGCTTTCGCATCAGAATATCAAACCAGTTACTTAAATGAGAAATCTGAAACTGCGAAATTACTTAAAGTCATCGACTTAAAAGATCAAGCAATGCAAGAAGCAGCTAAAGCTGTTATCTCAGCAGAGAAAATCTTGGAAAGTAAACAAGCAGAAATCCGTGCCCTTAAAGAAGCACAGGAAAGAAAAGCAATCATAAGCGAATTGTTGGCACCACTAAATAGTGAACAACGTTCAATTATGGGCGAATTAATGGAAAGTGTAAAAACTTCCAAATTAAATGAAAGTTTCGAAAAGTATTTACCAGCAGTAGTTGCTGGCAAAGCTCCTCAAAAGAGAGTACTAGTAGAGGCTAAAGAAATTACCGGAAACAAAATTTCCACAACTAATCGTAGCAGCGAAACGGATTCAAATATTATCGATATTCGTAGACTCGCTGGGCTTTAAATTTAAGGAGAAATTAAATGTCAGAACTACTTAATGGCCGTTGGGCGGAAACTAAACAAGCCCTATTAGAAGGTCTACAAGGCAATAAAAAAACAGTAATGGGTGTAGCTTTAGAAAATACCCGTAAATATCTTATGGAATCACCAACCGCTGGTGCTACCTCAGCAGGCAACGTTGCTACTCTAAACCGTGTAATTTTGCCAGTAATTCGTCGTGTAATGCCAACCGTTATCGCTAACGAATTAGTAGGTGTTCAACCAATGACCGGCCCAGTTGGTCAAATCCATACATTGCGCGTTCGTTATTCAGACACTTCAGCTGCTGCTGGTGTTGTTGCAGGCGAAGAAGCATTGAGCCCATTCAAAATTGCAGAAGCATACTCAGGCAATACCTCAACTGGTAAAGCTGCTTCTACAGCAACTCTTGAAGGCCAAGCTGGTAACAGAATGAGCATCCAAATCTTGAAACAAACTGTCGAAGCGAAATCTCGTAAATTGAGCGCTCGTTGGACATTTGAAGCTGCACAAGATGCACAAGCTCAACAAGGTATCGACGTTGAAGCAGAAGTTATGGCTGCTTTGGCTCAAGAAATTACCGCTGAAATCGATCAGGAAATCTTGGCTTCATTGTCTTCATTGGCAGGTAATGCTACACAAACTTATGACCAAGCATCTGTATCAGGTACTGCTACTTTCGTTGGTGATGAACACGCTGCATTGGCTATCCAAATCAACCGTGTTTCTAACTTGATTGCACAACGTACACGTCGTGGCGCAGGTAACTGGGCTGTAGTATCTCCATTTGCATTAACTATTTTGCAATCTGCTACTACTTCAGCTTTTGCTCGTACTACCGAAGGTACATTTGAAGCTCCAACCAATACAAAATTCGTTGGTACTTTGAACAATGCATTAAAAGTATATGTAAACAGCTATGCTAACGATGAAACCCCAATTTTGGTCGGTTATAAAGGTGCATCTGAATCAGACGCAGCTGCATACTACTGTCCATATATTCCGTTAATGAGCTCAGGTGTTGTGTTAGACCCACAAACATTCGAGCCTACCGTAAGCTTCTTAACAAGATACGGGTACACAGAGTTAAGCAACACAGCTTCGAGCCTTGGGAACGCGGCTGATTACTTGGGTAAAGTTGCTATCAATAGCGGAAACGTTAAATTTAGCTAATTATTACTTAATAATGATATAGGAAGGCACCTTCGGGTGCCTTTTTTATGCTTGTAATAAACGGTATGTGTGTGATATAATATGCAATCTTGCAGATAAGGATAACTAGCAAAATGAAACATTTTATATACAAAACTACACATATAAACGGGAAGTATTACATTGGTAGACATAGTACTACTAATATGGATGATGGATATGTCGGGTCTGGTAAATGGCCGCGATCAATTAAGGACAAATCTACGTTGACTAGAGAAATATTGGAATATGCAGATACCATTGAAGAATTGTATATTTTAGAGGCTCGTTATTTGGCAGAGCATTACGGGAACACCAACTGTATGAATCTTACGGCTGACCCTATCGGATTTAGTTCTGAGAACAACCCAATGCATAATCCCGATATAACAAGTAAAATAAGTGGTAAGAATCATTGGTTGTGTAAAAATCCAGAACGGGTTAATGAAATTAAAGCAATACAAGATGCGTTAGTTGCGACCGGTAATCATTACTTTCAAAGCCCAGCACATCCAAATAAAGATGGGTCTATTGCAAGGCAGACGTCTTTGAATGGAAATAATATATTTCAAACCAACAACCCATCGAAATGGCGAAGTGAAGCTGGGATACATCATTGGCAAAATGGGAATAGCCCAAATATCGGTGGTAAATTGAATAAAAAACGCATTGAAGAAGGGACTCATAACTATCTAGGGCCCGCATTAAATAAAAAACGCATCGACGACGGGACTCATAATTTTTTAGGGCCTGAGCCAAATTTAAAATTATTAGCAGATGGTAAACACCCGTCGCAGAAAAAAGAAACCTGTGTTTATTGTGGAAAAACTGTTAGTATTGGGATGCATAAACGATGGCACGGTGATAATTGCAAACATAAAAAATAATGGTAGATATTATGAGAGAACAAATTTTAAATTTAATACAAACGAAACCTAAACATTACACCAAAATAATTTCGTGCGATCCAACTCTATTGAATTGGGTTAACACTAATAGCTTATCTAATTCTGAAAAATTATCGGCTAGAGTTTATAGTGCAATTTATCAAATCTCGGATCAATGCCCTAATGGGAATACTAAGAAATTTGATAGAATTAGTACTGGGTTCACTGGATGTGGACCTGCTAACGTGTGTAAATGTACTGCTGAAAACATCGCCAAAAATGTATCTAAAACAAAATTGGCTGTTTCGGATGAAGAAAAACAAGCCATTAATGATAAACGTGTTCAAACTATGATAGATCGATTTGGTGTCCCTTATAATAGCCAACGTGAAGATGTAAAAGAAATATTATCGAAGCCTAAAATACCACTTCATATACACGGTAAGCTCACCAACTATGATTGGATGAATGAAGAATACAATGTGAAGAAACGTTCATTGACAGATATTGCCAATGAACTGAACATATATTATTCTACAGTGGCTGAATATTGCAATAAATTTGGATTTACTATTA